GTAAGTTGTACTTGAGCTTTTCCAGTAATTATAAAAGCCATCATGATAAATTCTTAAATCATCGTTAGTACCTAATTTAATTTCTGCACTGTCTTCAAATGTTAAAGCATTTTCAGATCTATCGAAGGTAATATCACGACCCGCAGTTGAGCCATCAAAAATAACATCCCCTGTAAAAGTACCACCCGTTTTAGGCATGGCATTATTTGCAGTTGTAGTTGTTGAAGAAAGAACAGAATCACGGGATGCTATATCTACACCGTCTACCGTGCCACCTACTGTAATGTTGTTTCCTACTGAAATATTATTACTGGCATCCTCAAAAATTGCTTTAGATGCTGGAAGAGTAACAAATATGTCTTTAGTAGTAGAACCCCAATTCACAGCGGCATTAGAGTTAGAGCTTTCAATAATAGTGGTTCTGGCAAGAGTTGTCCCTGATGCCGTATAAGTACCAATACCTACCTCATAGTCTGTACCATCAGTACAGGCATAGTAAGTGGTATTACCATCACCTACAGCAGCAAATGACTGGAATCCAGCTTTAGCACCATCTAAAGTATAAGAGCCAGATGTACCAGCAGCATTGCTAGTGGTTTCTTGTACGCGATCAGCGACAACTAATGCCATGAATCACCTATTACGCAAACTGAATGAAGCCGTTAGATTCATCAAAGTTTACGGTAAAGCTGTCTCCACTGTTTAGGGTAATAGAAGATCCATAATCATAGTATCCAACCAAAGGATCTGCAGGAGATGTAACAGTATCATCGTAGATAACAATGTACTGAAATGGACCTACAGTACCTGATGCTGTCATGGTTTTGTCTTGCAACACTAGCTTATACGTTCCACTAGTTTGTGAGGATGAAGTTGTAGTTAGTGTAACGCTGTCAAGGTTTGCAGGTGCTCCTGATGCCAGTGTCAAGTCTGCAAGTACACTGTCACTAGCAGTAGGTGCAGTATTACAAAGGGCAACCTTAAATGTGTCAGAACCTAAGTTTGCGCCTTCAACTGCAACCTCAACGAATGAGTTGAATTTATTAAAAGTTGCCATTATTTTACTCCTTATGCAATACGAATTATGGCGTTAGATGCGTCTGCTGTGGGAAACTCTATCGTAAAATCCCCGTTAATAGACTGCTTAGTACTCTGAAAAGATACTACAGCTATTGCCTTACCTGATTTAGATGAGTTGTAAATGATACACCCATCAGCAGAAACAGTTACAGATGACCATGTGGTATTGTCATAATCGACTGTAGCAGTAGAACCATCTAAAGTTATAGTTGCACCTCCTAGTGTATTACCACCAGAAAGATAATTAGAACCTACAACTTCGTCTGAATTATCTGTAACGTCTGAGTAGTTTGTTGTAGTTGCATCATATGTACCACTAGGGTTTGATTTTATTAATGCAACTTTGATGTCGTCAGAATCTAGATCATGTGTTGCACCTAGCAGTTCTGCTTTAAAGCTATTACATACTGCAGTAGTGATTGACATATCTAGAACCTTTTGTTAGATACAATGGGGCCACCGAAGCAGCCCCAAAGTTTTTATTAAGCAACGTTGTAAATTGCTGATACCAATCCTTCTGGGCGAAGAATTTTTCTACCATAGAGATGCATACCGCGAACAATGTCAGCGAATGAATCTGGGTCACGATATGTCTCAACCTTTGAGATTTGCTGTGCAGATGCAACAGCAGAATCGTGTCCTGCAACGATAACACCATAGTTAGTAGACTGTGGCGCTGCAGTAGAGGCACCAGGACCACTACCTTTTGCAGGAAGGTTATTTGACATGTAAACACGGAAGCCATGCAGTGAGTTAAGAACAAGACCATTCATAAGTCCTGATCCACCCCAGTCAGCCTGAAGTACACGGCTGTCCTCGTCTTTCAGCATTTCCATGAATACTGGATCTACAACAATCCAACGACCACGAGTATCAACGTTCTGTACATCCATCAAACGTGCCATACGAGCTACGATTTGAAGTGGAGATACTGAAGAAGTTGACAGCCCTGTTGCGCCTGGCATACGTGGTGCTACAGGAATAGAGTCACCTGAAGCCTCACCAGTTACGCCTGTAAGCTGACCTGTAAAGTCAGTAGCGTCCATAGTGTGTGCCGCAAGAGTTTCTGCGCCTGAGTTGGTTCCTGAAGATGCTGCTGCTGTACCACTCGTAGTAGTAATCAGAGCACCTGCTGTTGTGTAACCAGACATGTAAGACAACAAGTCTGCGTCCATAGCGTCTGCCATTTTATAAGCAGCACGGTCGGAAGCGAGGCTCATGAAATCGTGATGTGCCTGTTGCTCTTCAATGTCATCAAGCTTGAACGCAAAGTAGTTAGCTTTGTCAATTGTAAGCTGGAAGTCGTTGTCTACGAGATCTTGTGTTGAAATCGTAGTACCACGAAGAAGGGCATTTACAGTGATGTCAGGCTCTTTAAGGATTCTGACGGTATCACCTTGGTTGGCAATCTCCCCAAAGTATTCTGAGTTTGTGATTGCCTGTGCAACAGAAGCTTTACGGAAAGCAATCTGTGCTTGTTTTGAATAAATGACGCTAGAAAATACGCCATTGTCCAGGTTTGTATAACCTGAAGCTTTTCCAAATGCAGCCATGATATTTACTCCTTATAGATATGACTGTTAATTTTTCATATCCACAATAGAGGCCAACGCCCTGTGAGTAGCTTATAGTCCAATATGCCTACTGAAGTATAAGGGTCACATTCTTTTGGGTAGTCTTTAGTGGCTATTACATAATAAGTTATATCACATACTTCGATAATGTCAAGCATTATCTTGAAAGATCATAGATAAACTTACCAGATTTTTGAGCTTCTAAGATTTCTTCTGCACGTTTTTCGTACTCTTTTAAGCTCATCTTAGCTACTGCTGATTCAGTCAGATAGCTATTCGTTTCGTCTGCTTCTACTGCAGCACGTTTTCTTGACTTAATGGAAGATGCAGCAGCCTTATCTGACGATACTTTTGGCTTTACTGTTTCTATACCTTTTTCTAATTTATACCTATCTAGTACTACTGCTACCGATTTAGCATCTTCTGCATTATCATAAAGAGCATCTTGTATTACTTTAGGTTGTGTTTTAACCCAATCGTGAAAAGAATTATCCTTACGTATAGTTTCGAAGTCAGGATGCATAGCATACAATTCAGCTTCTGCTTTCTCTCGTTTGGCCTGTGTACGCATCTCTTCTATTTCTAGTAGCCTTGCATCTAGTGAGGCGGCTTTTTCATTAGCCTTACTTTCTGCAATAGCTTCAACAATACCTGCGACATCAGGATATTTCCTAGACCATGCTTCAATTTCTTCAGCAGACTTAGGCAGAACAAGTTCATTCTTTGCAGCCTTGTCCAGTTGTTTAGAAAGCTTTTCATATTTCTCTTCCCACTCTTTCTCTTTATCCTGTAGTAATTTACGAATATCACCATAACGTTTCTTGAAGGTTTTCTCTTCTGCTGTTAATCCTTCATCTGTTCCTGTATCACCTTCTTCAGACTCTTGGGATTCCACAACTCGTACTTCTTTTTGTTCCTCACTACCCTCATCCGAAACTTGGGGGTTCTCAGTACTTTCGCTATTGGGTTCTTGATCATCTTCTTCTTCATTTGTGTTACCCTTTAGCAAGGCTTGTAATTCTCTTTCTTCTTTTTCTAATAACTGCCTATTTCTTTCATGGGCATAACTATCTACATTAATTCTATCTTTTATTACTTTAACTTCAGGCATAGACATATTTTAGTTCCTTTCTTATATGGGGCCAGCTTTTGCCGGGTAGCCTTATTTCTTTTTACTTTTAGTCATCAGCCCACCTTTAGCATTTCCTGCTAATCTCTCTGATCTTTCATATTCAGACATATTGTCATACTGTTCTCTAGACACACCTGCAGACCTAGCTAAGTTATCCTTTTCTACATCATCTAGGTTTCTGCCTATGTTAGCACTATTAAAGGTTCTTGTAAAGGCATTGTCTACAACTGTCCTAGCTGAACCGTCTGCATTTGCATACCTGTAAGTAGTATCAGGCTGTGCGGCAGGAACTGCTTTAACGGAGCTTGCTTTATTTTTTAGTGTACCTAAAGCCTCATCAGCCTCATCTATACTAGCGTATCGCCTTGCACCAGCCCTAGATTCTGACAAACCAATGCCCTGCACACCAACCTTTCTATCTTTATCAAAACCTAGTAAGTCACCAAGCCAAGTGTCTCCAAAGTCCACATCTCCATCATTGTCATTGTCCTTTAAACCCTCATAGGTACTTCTGTATCCGCCGAAAAGCTTTTGCCCTGAGTCTGGCTTACCATCTTTAGGTTCTTTATCAACATAGGAAAACTGAGATCTAGCTGTTTCAATTTGACTTCTTTGTTCCTCTGTAAGGTCAGGGTTCTTAAGTCTACTACGTAACTCTTGATCTATATCTGCAATCTTAGCACCAGACCCTAACCTAACTGCAAAGCCTAAGATTGGGTTTAAAGCTCCTGCTGCAATGCCAACACTAGGGTTCCTTAACTTCTGTGTAAATTTTGCAGCAGACGTAAGTTCTTCTAAAGACATAGCACTTAGTCTTTCTTTTGCAGACTTACCAGTACTTTCTGTTGGAGGTGCTAACGTTGGAGATCTATCTTTGCTCTCTCTTTCAACAGACGTAGTAGCTTCAGTTGCGCTGGGTGTACCCTCTAATACATAACCTGGAGGTATGTAATCCATAGGTTTTCCATCCACGAACCTAATATATAAAGTCAATCCCTGTTCATTTACATAAGTTTTAAATTCAGTGCTGCTACCCATAGAGTTTTCAAAAGGGTTTTGCATTCTTGTTACATCACCGCCTTCATCGAAACCTTGTATATCTTCTGTTGTTCGTAATTCAGATACATCAAAGGGGAAATCATCTTCAGGTTCAATGACCTCCATGCCTATAGGTTCACCTCCTATGCGGCCTTCTTCATCCATCTTCTCTAGACCTGATTTAGCTTTAGTGCGTAAGTCTTCAAAGAACTTGACACCATAGTATCTTACTACATCAGCAGGTACTACATACTCACCCTCACTTAGACGGGCATCAATGTCATCACGTACTTCTTCTGGTAGAGAACCTGGTGGTACTTCGTTTCCTGATACGGGGTCTACTACTTCGCCGCCTTCTGCATAACTACGGACAGACTTGAAAACGAAATCAGTTTGATCGTCCATTGTTTGCTCACTCTTGTTATCTGACTTATCTACCGCCATTGACTGACTCCCGTAGCATCTTTAGCTTCTTTAAAGTACTGATAGCACCTTGCGCTCTATATAGTTCAACAGGCTCATTAGCTCGCTCTATTGTTTTGTACTGTAAATACACTAAGTCATCTAAGTGCTTCAAGAACTCATCATATAGTTCTTTATTGTTTACTAATTGTTTAAGCGACATTACCTGTAAAACCTTGTTCACCTGGTGCAGGTGGAGTACCTACGCCTATCTGTGATCCCCCTCCACCTGTCATATCTTGTACTCCCTGTGGTCCTTGACCTTCAGGTGACGGTACTGCCTGACCTGCTTGAGGCTGTTGTTGAGCCATGAAGCCCTTTAAGATCTCAGCTTGTATTGCTGCGTCAGCCATAGAGTTAGTAACCTTGTCAGGGTCAAGCTCCATGCTCTTTGCAATCTCCCGTATAATGTAATCCATCTTAGCAAAAGGTGCAAGTGTTGGATTTTGTGTTACTTGTAGGAATTGCATTAGGCGCTGGGATCTAACCTCATTAGCCATCAAGCTTTCTGTACCAGATGCATTAACCTCTAAGTCACCTT